AAATGGAATTCTGATTTCATAAGTAACAGCATTTGGATCTGCTGCAGGCTTGATCTTCGCAGCCTGAAGATTCAAAGTATTTCCTTTATCGCCAGGCTTGATGAACTTGAAGCAGATCTTCTTAGCGTCATTAATATTATCACCAACTGCAGTAGTAGCAGTCTTGAAGTTGACAGCAGAAAGATTAACCTGGCCAGAAATTTTCTTTAATGAAATACCGATAAACGATTTTTCATTGATGTAAGTATTCATCTTAGTAAAATATTCTTCACGTGTTTCAGTTCTCATTAAATCAGCAACAACACGCTGTGCTTCACCAAGGTTGAAACAAAGGAAAATATCAGACTTATCAACTGTATCTTTAGAAGGTTCACCACAACGGCCTTCATTCAAGTAAGAATCAATCCAAGATCCACGGAATGTCTTTCCGCCAATTCTATTCCAGAAATGACAGAATTTAGCAGCAGTCCAGTTTGAAACACCATTCTTAAATACAGATGAAATTTCTTGAAGAATGCTACTTTCATAAAGTTTATTGAATGATTTGAACCAAGGTTGATTACCACCGAACATAAAGTTTGCAAGTTCAGTTTGGAATTCTTCAACCATTCCATCAGGTACTTGGAAATCAATGTACTTACAAAGACCTGTATTTTTAGTTGGATCAGAAGAAAGAATCCACTTTGCAAAATCATTCAATCCTTTTACTTTCTTTTCTCCTAAAAATTTAACAACGCATTCAGGAATAGTTCCGCCCATCTTTACTTTATCAGCCTTAGCCTGAAGTATTGATGCAGTAATAGATTCCTGTGCAGGGGTTTCAGGAACTAAGAACTGCTTACTTGCAGATACATCACCTTTACCAGTAGCAAGTTCAATTTTCTTACCAGTAATATGTAAATCAATATACTTACCATCTTTAAAGATTACCCGCAAAGAACCATTTGCGGATTTACAATCGAGTTTATTTTTCAATAGCTGTTTAATTACAGCATCAGCAAATACTGTTGGTACAGAAATTTGGCCTTTTGATTCATTCCAGTAAGCAGGAATAAGTTCAACACCATTCTTTAACAATTCCTGTGCTTCGTGTTCATTAGGAATCTTACCATTTATACCAATTGTTTTGTCAAGAATCTTGAAATATTCGGGATTTTTACCAGCAGCAACCGTAGTATTAGCAATCTTATTTGGATCAGCAGCTTCATTTAGACTAAACTTTGTATCAATGCCATTGCCATTAAGCCATGCACTGAAACTTTCATTCTGTCCTCTTCTAGCATCAAAGCCTTTAATAACATCAGGACTTCTATTGAAGTAGGAGAATGCAGAACGATCAACAAGTTTTACAAAATTGCCTTCAGCATCAGATACCATAAATCCTTCTCCATTTGTGTCTTTCATACCATAGATAGTTTCAACTTTATTCACCCATCTATTAAGTGAATTGAGTTTAGAAATGAATATGTTCTTAATTCTTGTTGCGATATTCAAAGCTTCGGCAATTTTATGCAACAATACTTCATTATTCTCAATAATATCATGAATATCATCAGACTCAGCACTAATAGCCACTCGACGTTTATCTCTACCAGACTTCGTCTTTAACTTTTCTAGATCCTTATACTTTTTACTCATTTTCAAGGTTGTCCAGTTATGAAGTTCTTCAACAAATGCCTCAGGATCAATCTGTTCAGATTTATCAACCTTAGCATTCTGAAGAGTCATGATATAGAAATTGACAAATTCTTCATTCTTAACCAATGTTTCGTAGTCAGCATCATTTACGATTTCAGAACAGAGTTCATTTAAGTATTCCAATGAATCTTCAATTTCAGATGCTTCCTTATCAGTAAGTGTCTGGACACCATCAAGGTTAGGAAGTCTTGCATCCATAACAAATGCCCATTCAGGAATCTTGTTCAGATCAGCAATGGTTGCATCATTAGACTGTTTTACATTCGTAACTGAATCACCAGTATAACGTGTATGGAAAACAATACCAATATCAGACTTCATTGCTTTCTTTGCGCCATCAGACTTAGCAGGTAAAGCATATACAATAGTATTAGGCTTGAAGTAGATATACTTTTCACCATCATTATCAGTATACTTCTTAATGTCGCCCTTTGTGAAGAGAAGATCACCTTGCCAAATCTCGCCAGCAGGAATAATCTTTGCCTTTGCAAGTTTCAATGCAGCTTTCAATTTTCTTTTCAATTCAGGACTTCTGCTATCTTCATCAATTTCCTTATCAGTAGTATATACCTTAGGAGTAGCATTGAAGATAGACTTTGTAGAAACACCAGGGCCCTTCAAACCTGGGAACTTGCTATACATTGTAATTGCAGGCGCGCCGTCAATCTTAATTGTAATTTCAGGCTTGGATTTATCAATAGAACCAGTCAATGTATCAAATACTTGATTATAGAAGTCAAGCATTCTCTTTACATAGGATTTACCCTTGAGCAAGGAATCTTCAATATGAAGTGAGTGTGTATCTTCAGTCAGCAATTCAACAGGCTTAGATTCAACGCTTTCACCGAGGACACCGTTCTTTTTGACAAATTTATTGACGAGAGTCCACATCTTAGGAGAATAACCAGTCATATCAAGGAATGATTCCTTATCACCATTTCTAATGGCTTCTCTAACCTTCGTTCCAGATACTGCTTTTTCGCCTCTATCAGCAACAGTAAGCAATTCAAACTTACCAATATCATTTTCATCGGCAAGTTCATAATCTTTACCAAATGGAATACAATATTTTGCGTATGCTTCAGCTCTATCAGGCCCACAAATAAGAACCAAGCGTCTATCAGGATACTTTTCAGCAAATTCATACAAAGCATCAAGGAAGAAGTGATGCTTACTAGTAAAAGAACCAAGAATATTATAACCAAGATCCTTACAACCTTCTTCAGCAATCTTTACCTTCTGGTCTAAGGTAAACATGTTTCTATCATTGTCAAGTGGCTGTGTCTTATTAGGAGAAACAATAATAAAATCTTCAATGCCTTCCTGTTTTCCTTTTTCAAGGAGACGAGCATGACCATATTTACCAGTAAATGGACTAAAGCAGCCATAAACAACGCCGAGAGGCTTGTCATTCTTATCAATAGTATATACCGGTGAGTCAATATTAGCACCTTTGTCTTTTTTCCAAGGTGACTTTACATTCTTGATCTCGAACTTTTCATTGATTGCTACAATTGTTTCTGCTAGCTTCTTAATGTCTTCTTTCAATGCTTTAAAATCCATTTGATTCTCCTAGAAATTTCTATTTGGATTATTTATTTCATCAGGGACAGCTCTTTCTCTGTTACTAACTTGAAAATATAGCCATGATCCTTGGCCCATTTTCTTGCTGCAGTCCATTTTTCGTGGTTTTTTCGCAGTACATTGCACATTTCCTGCCATCTTTCAATTCTAGATTCAGTCAACTTCTTATTTCTATTCAATTCTGGAAATTTTATATGACCGAGTTCATCAAGTTTGGGCACTTGTGCTTCTGGTTTTACTTCAACAAGCCACTTTTCTTTATTACCTTGACGATTTTTAGTAATTAGTGCAAAATCTGTAATGTATCTGTGGGTTTTACCATCAAGTGAAGAATAATATGGAATCTCAATCACCTCAGATCCCCATTCCAATACATTTTCTTCAATGTCGCAGAAGTTTGCGACGATCATTTCCCATGAACTACGCATCAAAGGCAATGGTTTTTCGCATTTGCCGTTAGTATTAAGACATTTTTCAGGATGTCTAGGTATGAACTTTGCTTTTGCATATGAAGCATTAAATAAACCACCCATAAATTACTCCATATAAGGCTTATTCAGAAGATCATTAGAATGAAATACCTCAATTACATACTTTGGCTGCTTATCAAGGTCTTCAACATGATTACGAATCCTTAATTCTTTCCGTAAAAATTCACAAAGAGCATACGCGTCAATGATATCTGATGTCGGACCTATTCCCGTTCCTTTATCAACAAACGGAAGATCATCAATATTTACTTTCTTTTCGGTCCAAACCTCAAATGCTTCTCTCATGCCGATTTTATCAGCAGAGCCTCTTCCAGAAAAGAACTTTTTATTTGTCGTTGGAGAATAAAGACGAATCTTCTTTCCATTATCATAAAGTTTCATCTTTACATGACCTTCAAATTCAGAAAGGTCAACGATCATTCCAGATCCGTGGGTAGCAATATCTTCAAC